AGTCCTACCCGGAGCACCGCCTGCCAGACGTTCGAGCGGTCCCGGACGATAACGTAGGCGCCCAGCTGGCACGAGCGGGTGCTCACGTTGACCGCGTCGGCGGGAACCAGCTTCCACCAGTCCACGTCGGCCTTGTTGAATACGCGCACGTAGTACGCGGCGCGATGGATGTCTGCCATATCAGAGTTCTACCCTTAGTCGAGCAGCCAACTACTATCTTGCTGATGATAAACAGTGAATCCCATTTTCACATAATACTCGTCAGAGACTACTTGAATATCACGCTCCGGTCTCCCCGCCCTGCGATCACCAGAACGTGCAGACATAGCGTTATTACAAGCCTTGCACGCTAACGCAGGAAGTGAACTCTTCACAATATTCGGCGGCACCTTAAAGTGACCACGATTACAGAGCAAATTGGAATGATGCTTAATCCAATGTGCATTAAGATTCATAAATGCACCAGCATAACCAAACTGGTATGAGTGGCCTGTATGAACCTTCTTATGTGAAGGATGAGAACACAACCAATACCACCCATACTCTAACCCGTCAGGATAGCTGCCATTAACCTTATTGGCCTTCTTCTTCCAAATCTTCATACAGTGATCACCAGAAGGCGGAACTCTATCGCCTTCCTTGAAGGACTCATCGGCAGGGCGCAAGGCCACCACCTGTGCACTTTCAACACAGAGTGTCTCTTCAACACTCTGTAGTTCTTCAATCTTTCTTTCTAACTTAAGGATAGCCTTACTTGCATCAAGACTAGAAAGACGTAAAACCTTCCTAGAATCTAAATAGTCAAACAACCTAGACATAAACTCAGGGTCATGTCCTAAAGCTCTCAAATCACGTGCTAGACCATATATTTTACCGACCTGGGGGTTAGTGATAGGAGTATGAGGTGAGCCATACACAGCACCAGAGGGAGACATCAAGTACTCACCTCAACGCAGGGCAAGGGGGCGCGACCATGTCCGGGTCCTACCCTCGCGCGCGCTGGGCGAGGTAGGCAGCGAACAGATCGGCCGAACCCACAAACTTGTACATCTGACTCCAGACACAGAACAGCGGGTAGGTCCCGATTAAGGGGCCTACCCGCCGCACTCAGATCTGGTATTACTAGACTACGCTTGCAACCACTAGCTGCTCCGGGCGATAGATAACCGGCAGGAATGACTGCTCCAGCAGGTATTGCCTACTAGATGGGTCCTTCTCTTTCCACGTTTTGGCGAATCGCCCTGTGAAGTCAGTAGGTGCCTCATCATCAGCTGATGGGCCCAGCATGAATTCAGCAGGCCGATTGTCCGTCAGGTTGGCAAGTACGATCTTGCCATCCCCCAGGAACATGGTCTCATTGCCGGCCGCGTCCTCGTAGACGGACTCCGTGGAGGTCCAGTTCAGACCCATGAAGCCCGGCATGGTGCCCGAGGAGTAGTACTCGTCCCGCATGCGGTCCGACATGAGACCCGCCGCGTTCCCGTCGCGGGCGAACGCGTCGAAGACCAGCGAGAGGGTCTTCTCCGTGCAGAACGCCTCCTTGGTCGGCACCTGACCATCGCGGGCGATGAGACGCTTCCACGTCCGGATGTCCGCGATGATCTGCGAGGCCGACGCCGAGGCCCACGGAGTAGCGGCCGTTGGCTTGTGGCTGGCACTGAACTTGTAGTCGATCGACGCCTGCACATCGTCGAAGTCGAAGACGAGCGATCCCTGCAGAGCCTGCCACGCGCAGAACTCCATGAAGTTGTCGAACCGCATGTTGAGATCGTTGATCTCTCGCAGTACGGCAGCCTCGGCGTTGCGCGCCGCGAGCTGACCCGGGGTACGCAGCCAGTGGATCGTGGTCGGCTCGAATACCTTCTTCTCCCGAAGGTAGACGAACGCGGCACTTTCCTGGCTCCGACCGAGCCGGGGCACGATGTGCGCCTCGGAGTTCGGGACGTTCGGCTTAGCAACCGCCCGCGAGCCCTTGATCACATCCCACTTCGCCACCGGGTATGGCCAAGGCTGAGTGGAGAGCCGATTCTTCAGAATCAGGTTCTCCGGCGCCTTGAGCTTCTCCACCACACCCATCAGGACGGTGGGCTCTAGGAGGCTGATATCGGGCAACTTTTGTCACCTCTCTCGCTGACGCAGTCACCCGAAACCGGGACTGCTACTCTTCTCTTCGATCAGCGAACCCATAGAGGATCCCGGCCTGCGCCACACTCCAGAAAAAGTGTCATCCAGCTGGCCTGGTCTAGCTACCTAGATTAGAAAGTGAATGTGTCGAGAGCGTCGTCGACCCGAGCGTTCAGGTCGGTGACCGCCGCCGAGTCCACACCCGTCAGAAGCTGGTTCTTCAGGATGCCCGAGATGACCAGGTTGCCCTGGTACTCCGGACCATCCTCGTCCGTGCCGGTGTCCACACCGCGACGCAGCACGCCACGGGCCACACCAGCGCCGTCCGAGCCAGCGTTGCTGTAGGCGACCCACTTCTTGGTGGTCGACAGCTGGGCCAGCACGGTGCCCAGCTTGAGCACGCCCTGTCCCGCCGCGAGCGTGACGCCCTTCTGGGTGAACCGTGCATAGCTGTATAGGAGTTCCGGGTCATCAAGGACGTTGCCCTTAAAGAAGCCCGGAGAAGGGATTAGATTACCAACGTACTCGTTAGCCATGACCTATTAGCTCCTTGGGGAATAGTCGCTGCCGCGATCTCTCGTTGTTAGGACTTGAGGTACTGCGCGGCAGGACCATCGGTACCCAGAAGACGAGCAAGCTCGGCCTCGACGTCCGTTTCCTGCTTCTGCTGCTGCTCGGCGGTTGGGGCTGTGCCCTTCTCCACCGAAAGCTTGACCACCGGCTCGTCCGGGAGCAGCGCGTCGAACGCCTCCCGGTTGGACAGCGCCAGCCCGAGATAGACATCCTTCTTGGCCGGGACGATGTAGCCGGTCTGGATCAGACCGTCCACCTCTGCCTCGACGTTGCGCTTCTCCAGAGCAGCGATACGATTCACCGCCTGCTCGCCGGCCGTAGTCAGCCGGACGTTCTGCTGTGCCAGCTCGCCCACCGCCGCGACGATGGTGTCCGGGTCCAGAGCGTCGGTGTTCGACAACTTGGTCTCGGCAGAGGATCCGACCAGAGCGGCGCGAACCTTCTCCGCCAGCTCCTCGACGTCCGGCTTGGCGGCCAGCTCGTCCTGCACTGCAGTGAGCTTGGTCTCCGCCTCGGTGACGGAAAGCTGAGTAGTCGAGAGCTGCTCCTGCAGAGCAGTCACATCGATCTCATGGTCGGCCTTCAGCTCGGCCAGAATCTCATCCAACGTGCGGGGCACCGCAGCCTCCTCCTGATCGCTTGCGCTCGATAACTGCAGGAGCGCGGGCTCCTCTGTGTATTCGGCCGACGCTGCCACGATCTCCTCATAGGGATCGAGACCAGTCACATATGGTCGATTCGTGACCGCAACATGTAAAAGCGTCGGTCCGGCCTTTTTGCCGGTCTTTGTATTGGTATAGTTCAAATGCATGAAGGCAGAAGCACCAAGATAGGTCTTACCGAACTTGTCCGCATCCTGACGCGCATCCACCTGGGCGTAAATCTTGCCAGCCTTATCATCCACCCGGAGGCCGAGCACCTCGCCGAGATTGGCCGCTGGACTCTCCACATGGTCATTCTGGTCATTAGCCAGCGGGACCTGGACGATGTCACAGACGCTGGCGTCGAAGTTCGCCTTGAGAACCTTAGCGAACTCGCTATCAATCTTGATCTTCGTTCCCGTTACCGGGTGAAGCAATTCTCCATACGAAAGGATGTGCTTCTCAAAGATGCGTCCTTGCTTGGTGCGAGCGAGCTGAACCTCGCCCTCCAGCTCCGTCCAGTCCGCAGACGGACTCGGCGCGATAACCGTGCTCAGCAACTCGCCCATGCACCGGGTATTCGGCAAGAGAGTGTCTGATCACAGTGCACAAGAGCCGCCCCCACAGATGAGTGAGAGCGGCTCTGGTGTCAGACTTACGACTGTTCTCGGTTCGCTACCGCTTCCATGGCGACCGCGCGCGCGAGCACATGGCGGGGCTCCTCACCATCACGGCGGTCGATTGCCTGCCACGCCGCCACGGTAGGTGTCTTGCTCGCTAGGTGCTGACACCATTCATCCCAGGTGGGGGCCGGGCCGCGAGCGTCCATGATGGACTGACCGAGCGTCTTAGACTCCGGTGACCCGGTACGCAGGTATGCACTGCGATCCGGGGAGAGCCAGACACCCTGAACTTCCAAGGTGTCAGGATCGATGTGTACCAACGCGAGAGCCACTACTCGCTCCCATCAGCATCGGCCAGCTGCCCCAGATACTCCCGCTGCGAGTCCCGCAACGGCGCCATCAGCGCCACCTGCTCCGGGGTCAACCAGGACGACAACTCGTATGGCCCATCTGCTGTATCAATCTTGCAAGCATAGTGGCCATCTCGATCAATCTCGGTCCACGAAGTGGGATGGAGCTGCACGTCCCGGCCATCGTTGACGCCTAGACTCGCCAGGTGCGGCCAGCCGTCTTCCATCGACATCACCACCAGGACCGGCGCGGACGACTGCCCCTCCGCCGCCAGCGTCCCATCCGCGAGCAACGGAGCGACCTGCGCGCCCTCCGGGAAATGCTCGTCTAACAACTGCTGCCATTCAACAGCAGTGGTAGGTAATGTCACAATTCATCCTCTGGCTTCCAAGTCAATTGGTGTTCTTTAATTTTGTGCAAAGCCGAAGCTCTATTAGCAGGCAATACTAGCCTATCTTCAATCGGAAGTCCACGGATCTCCGTTACACCATGGCTGTGAAGATAGGCGATAGCTTCTTGTCTATCGGCTTGGTTAGCAAACGTAATCATCTCAATGTCATCCAGCAACGACACAGCGTTCTTAATCAGTGTCTCATTACTGCCGCCAGTGTGTGATAATTGTTTTTTCATGTCGAAGTGAGCTGAAGATTTCTTATTGTCAATCTCTCCGTAATTGTCTCCGCCATAGCTATAATTAGATGTGCGCGCCAACAC